CACCCCTCATTTGAAGGCTGCCGGACACCTAAGTCAATTGCACGCAGATCATATAGCACACTAACAGGGCGTCACAGTCAGATACGAGAAAGGAGCAATACCTGTCAATGTACCCGTCGCACCTGTGATTTCCATACCAACCCAGAAGTCTTCCCCAAGATCAACATGAACACAACCTGAAATGTCAAGATCCTGGGAATCATTAGCTGCAAAAGTACGAATAGTACGCGTCTGAAAATGCAATGCACCAGTGGTGCGCACACGCAATTCCAGAGTGGTTGATTCAGCCGCACTATTAGAAAATGTGCCGTGTACTGTAACCAAATACCAACCAGGGTCTGGATGCCAATGGAAGGTTACACCATCCTGTGCACCCCATGCTGCACCATCACATGCTTGAGTGGCAAAAACCATTGGTTCTTCCACACCAGTAGCATAAGTCTGATTTGCAGCTTCAGTCCAACCTGAAGTGTGAGTAGCAGGTGGCAAATTCGCTGCACTCACAAATTGCTTTCCAATGAAATCAATTGTATAGGACACTTCCAGAAAACCATGTACTGTAGTGTCAACACAGCCCTCCATTGCCACATGGAGAACCCCAAGGTCATACGTCTTATAGTCACCACGTATAACTCCTGACCGCACATAAAGTGGCTGCTCTCGGGGATTTCTAACTGTGAGTGACACAGTACTCCAAGCTGCTCCATCTGAAAAGATAGAGCCCTGGGTCATCTGCACCGCTGATACCGGTGGTGCATCCAAAGAATCATAGTCAAATGACAACAAGACATTTCCTGTGGATGCTGTACCTTTCAGAGTCTTATAGGTGAACACCAAGTTCTTGAATCTGTACTTTTCATACAGAACACCCACATTTGATAACCATGGAAATGAGACAACAAGTCCAGGGTTCACCACAATTGAACTTGAAATTGCAAATGTGGTTGAACCAGTGACATCCACAATTCTCTCATTTTCTGAGATTGTCACTGTACGCATGTTGTTTCTACTCGATTGTTGTCGAACCGCTACAGGAGCAGAAACCATTTTCCTACCAGGTCTAGATGAACCCGTACCTGAAACTCTTGCCGTTCCCCCATTTCCTTGTCTTGTTTTCTTTTTCTTTTTCCCTCGAAAATACGGTGCAATCATATTCCACCCTTGTTTTGCATAAGGGTAGATTGCTTGCCCTGCTCTCAAATACGGGTCAAGCGCAGTACCAACTGCACCACTTGTGATCAAATTGTCAATCTGACGTGCCCTCCGATCACCTGCAACTACCATGTCTAAAGCTCGCTCGGTAAATCTCTTTTTCACAAGTCACATCACTTCTGGCACAAGCATAAAACTTGTTTTGTTGACGACTTATTCAACAATGCCATGCATCGGGTTATGGGTAGCCTTAATTTTGGTGCACACACCCATAAATAGAGCTAAATAGCCCTCACCAGTCATTAGCCAAACGGGCTAGGACTCTCAACCCGATTCTAAGTCCTATTGCATCACCCTTTAGGCTAACCAGGATTTTGCGCCTCGTAAGACCCAGATTCCTTACTGGGTTTCCTCACTTATTGTTTGTTTGTGGGCTGCCGGACACCCACCTCCCACCATAAAATATAGTTAAGGTTCCCTAAGTATAGGTTCTACATCATCCAAGTAGAACTTACACTTTTCCAGTAAAGTCCTGACCTGCAACAGTTGTTTTGAATTTGAGGGCAGATTTACTGGAGGGAATTTATAAATATGTGGTTCTTCAACTACATAAAGATCCCACAAATCACCATACAATTGATTGAAGTCATAACTCAAATTATATGGTTCTATTCTGTTCAAGTTCAAGATTTCTTTTTCAATCTGTAGTTGATCCTGAACTGAGATTCCAAATTTAATTTCACACAAAATGCGTGTGGAAGTGCATATTTGCTCATCACGTTGCCACTTCTTTGACTTTATCATCCTAGTCATTTTCTCTTTGTCATAGATATCACATCGCATTTTGTCAATAATTCGGATCATCTCACACTCTGTTATACCCTCTGTCAATTGTATCACTTTCCTTGCCAATTCAGTCACAATTGGACATGCTGGGTATTGACATTTATATGACAATGCTTTGCACCTTAGCAAAGTCTTACACGTCTGAGTGGAACAGAATAAATATTGCCGAGTAGTCCAACCGAATGCAAGCAAAACTTTAATGGGATCACATATCGTCTGGAGATCATACTCATCACAGACTTTCCCACAAAAGCTTGCCTCCGAGGCGTACTGAACTGAATCTAGTTTAATGTTTAAACCAAGCCTCGAATAATCTTCAGGTGAGGGAGGGTCATTGACTACAAAAAGACCATCATCACCCTCCACTACACACAGCAATTTTTCCAGGTCATTTCCTTTTTCTTTACACAAAAAGAAGAGAGCCATGAGATTTGTGAATGCTGACCCCAATGCTGTGGACATCTCACCAGACATTCGGGCTTCGACGGCAAAATGCAAATGTCTGTTCACACACCTATTCACCGACTTGATAACCCATAACATCTCATTAAATTTTTCCAAGTCTGGCAAACAGGAACACATATACCTGAAAAGCACAAATTCACAGTCTTCAAATAGGTCCGGTTCAAAATGGCTTTCAAATGCCGTAAAGTCCGTAATAAAATATTCCGCACCTACGACATTTAAGCTATCTATAATCCACTGAGACCTTTCCTCATCTGGTATATGTTTGACGAAATAAGGCAATTTATACATCTCTTCTTCAATCGCCTTAATCCAAGGGCCTAGGTGGACCTTAAAAACATCCGTCCTTGACATTATCCACCTAGCATGTTTAACCTCCATGTATGTTTCATCTTTTACAAAACTTTTAACCCTTGTGACTTCTTCATCTGTGCATAATAACAGACATTCTTCATACTTTCTAAGCAATTCATCCTTCCTAGTACGAGAATAGCCAGTCTTTTCAATCCATACTCTTGGATCCAAATCGTAACTAGGTATCAAAGGCGTCAGATTTTTCTTACACCAATCTGACACAAAGGCCTTAAATCTAATTCTTAAGGCCTTATCAGCAACTGGAGGCTTAGTGCCAATACGTTTAAAAGCTCCAGCTGCAACGGTATTAGAATCATTAGGGTCAACCTTGGGTAGAACAAAACCCCTAACATGAAAGCCTAGGCTTACTGACACTGGTAACCTATCTTCTACTACTGTTAGGGTACGTACAGTCAATCTATCCTTCACTGGTTTAATATCAGGAAACATCACCTCGCCCAGCCTACACCCATATTGTACTACTTTTTTAATGTAGCTGGGCGGCGAAGAAAACCCCAATCTCTGTGATCGGTATGTATAACATGTGTAATAGCCTTGGCCACTAAGGCATTATTTGAAGAGACTATTTCCTCAAGACTATACAAAGTATACCTGTTTTGCTGTACCGAACACAGTCTTCTATTTGCTCCGTCTATATGATCATATGAGATCTTATCATCTGCTGAGACATATGCTGGTGTGATAAGCTGGACCAATGTCTCAACACAACACGTATATTCCCTGTGTTTGATCCTATACTTAAAAAATAAGCTCTCATATGACTCAGTCACACCAAAAATTGCCAATTTCATCCTAAGTTTCATCTCCTTCATATTGTTTGATTCTGGTCTCAAATCCAATTCTGAATCAAACATTTCATCATACTTGATGAATCTCACCCTAGTCTTGACACCATATGGTACCACAATTGTGACCATAAATATGAGGAATGAAACTATAAGTGGTATCAAATTCAACATATAGGGCACATAAAACCACAATGACACCACTGAAATCACGAACAGCATCAGATTGATTCCCAACACCTTCAGAACTGTTCTCTTGGGCATCAACCAATCAACACATGATATGTCAAAATGGGAGCACCACTGAGTACAAATTCTGATGTTTCGATCTAAATCTGAATCAAATGCCGCATCTTCATCTTTCACCTCTATTGATATGTCTGGAAACTGTAACACATCTAATGGAGGTGGCTGGAGTTTGTCCCCAGGCTCAAGAGGAAGAATAACAACCTCATTTAGGGGAGGATGAATACTAATCTCATCTGGTGAGTCAACATAAATCAACTCCTCACTAAATGGTTGTATAGGATCAATAACCGCACCCTTATCTTGGGGCGGAGCACTTGGTTCCACTTTCCCAGTCTTTTCTGGAACCAATGTTTCAACACTATGTTCTGCACGAACAACTGCTTCGAATGGGTCCTTGCATTCGATTTGTTTCCCATCATACCTATTCGGACGCTTCTTCTTTCCCCTACGTGTTCTACGGTTCGGGAATTTGGTGGAGTGTGTTTCCACCGTTGAGGCACCCCCACCCAATCTAGGTACATCAGATTCTATATGAACGTTCTCCACATTAGACTCCTCGGAATCCCACGTGGTACAAAAGCTCGAATCTTCACAAATCAGTTTTTCAACTGACCCCAGACTAGGTGGTTCGCTAGCGGATCTGGATTGACCAGCCTCCTCAACCCTATCGTTTGTAGCAGAATCCATTAGGGAACTTTCCACCGTTAGCTACTCTGTATATCCGGTG